TTTTATCTGTAGAAAGTGGTAGGGGCCATTTCTCATCGACATTTACAATTACTTCAACTTCACAACCGGCATTGTCTAGGATTGACTTTATAGTCTGATTTGTGAATTGACTATTTCTGTTTGGTATGAGGACTGATAGTTCAGTCATTTGTTCCCTTAATTATTATCCAATCACGACCCCCCATGTCACCATCATTTACGATCCAAGGTCTTATCTTGCCACCTATAAAGATCGATAGTTTTCCGTCGCTCATTAGACAATAATCAGTATTTTTCCAGTCAACTCTTGCAACCCTCTTGTTATCCACGATAGCATGTAGAGCATCAAAGAAGTTCATTTGTACTTCTACCGCTTTGGGTGTTAGGGTTTCTGCCGGCTCAACTACTCTAGGAGTTAGCGCTCCATCCTCTTGCATGATTGCTTCTGGTGTTAATACTTCTTCGTTTCTATTTTCCATTTTGTTTATCTTTATTAATAATCTTTGATTCGGAAGAAGAAGCGCCCATATCTTTCATTCTCTTAATATACTCATCAATGGCCCGGCGAATATGTTCAGAGGCCTTAAGGTTTCCTAATATTCCTAATTCTTCTTTCTGTTTGGAGGTTATATATACACCTTTCCTGATCATGTGTACCATTTGTACACCATTCAGTAATGTTTGTCAATATGAGGGATTATTTACGTCTTTTCCTGCCGGCCTTCTTAGCCTTCTTGCTTGGTCTACCTGGTTTTCTATATGTTCCTTTACCTCTTGGCATTACCCAAAAGCTATATAAGTGATGTCGTCTGCATTTACATTAGTTACCATCCAGAGTTTATTCAAGTTATCAATAGGTAGGAAGCGAGTTGAATCACCGGCATCTAGTTCAAAACCAGTAGTTTCATCTGTTTGTGCATTGGCCACTCTTACATTTTCTGAAGTTCCAATATAGACATTGGTGTTGTTATTAGACTTAGCCTTGATTATGACACCAGAGCATGGAATGTTAGGAAGCCGGGCGGGGGTTGTTCCTCCTCTTACTTCGCCTGTCATTATGGTTTCGTATATTAGGCCTCTCATATTAGAATGGGAATGATGGACTTGATGATGCTGATGGGCTTGATGATGCTGATGGGCTTAAAGATTCAGAAGGTGCGCCACTCGGTGAGCTTGATGGGCTTAAAGAAGCTGAGGCACTACCTGAAGGGCTTGCACTACCTGATGGGGAGGCTGAAGGGGATTCTGATGATGAAGCTGAACCTGAAGGGCTTGCACTACCTGATGGGCTTAAAGAAGGAGATTGGCTGACTGATGCGGATGCCGATGCCGATAATGAGGCTGAAGCAGAGGATGAGGCGCTTAAGGAAGGTGAAGGGCTAAGTGAGGCGGATGCACTACCTGAAGGGCTTGCACTACCTGAAGGGCTTGCACTACCTGATGGGGAGGCTGAAGCAGATGGAGATAGGGAGGCGGAACTTGAAGCCGAGCCACTAGCGGAAGGGCTAAGTGAGGCGGATTCAGATGCCGATGGGGAAGCAGATGCAGATTGACTGACTGATACTGAGCTTGAAGGGCTTTGAGAAGATGATTGACTGACTGATGCAGAACCAGATGCCGATGGGGATTGTGAAGCAGAGAAGCTGAGAGATGGAGATGCTGAAGCACTTGAACTTGGAGATTCAGATGCCGATGGGGAAGCAGATGCAGAACCAGAAGGAACTTCATCAACAGGTATGATACTCCAATAAGCAGAAGTGTTACTGCCAGTATTGATATATTTGTTAGCACCTGTTTCGTCTAGGTGAATAAAGAAAGCACCATGTTTGAACCCTGAATAGCCAGTAGGAACCGTATTGCCTTCAGCTTCTAAGATGTCATCTGTGGAGACTAAACGTGAACCAAAATGTTTTAAATTGTTTTGAGGAGAGGAAATTAAGAGAGAATCCCAAAAGATAACTCTGTTTGTTCTATAAGGGGATAATGCAGTTAAAAAGTCAGCTTCACCCGAGCTTCTTTGTCCTGACTCAATGGCTTCAATACGAACAAGTTCATCTCTTGTTTTTCTATTTAACTGTTCTTTTAGTTCAAATGCTGCCATTGTTCTTTGATGTTAATAATTTCTAATGTACTAGCCCCCAATTAAGAGGGCTAGAGGATTAGAGGTTATTTAAAATAACCAATACCCTTCGGTGGCCATATGCCTTCTGGCATCCTTGACCTTCTTTCCGTAGACAAACAAGTCTTTGAAAGCTGTACCGAAGTCGCCTATTAGATCTTCCTCCATGCGGGCATCTAACACTTTTTCGGCAAATGTTAGCCACATTGGGTGAGCAGCGAGGACTCTATATCCATCGGTGTTATCACCTTGAAGTCTATTAGACTTAAACAACTTGAATCCCTGGAGTTCACCCATGAATCCCTTTTTAACCAGGGTCTGTAGTGATTCATCTACATGAAGCACGATACCTTCGCCTTGCGTTAAGAGAGTGAAGAACTCTGGAGGAGCGATTAAGAACCTCTCGGAATCAGGAACTGAGGAATGACCCTCGGACTCGGCTAGATCGAGCTTTTCCTTAAGCTGTGCAACACTATTTAAAATGTTACCAGTTGTAACCTGAAGTGGGGTTGCCGCTTCAATTACAAAGGATGATCCACCTGCGATTGCTCCGCCTGTGTAGGCTGAACTTACATCGTCCAAGTCATCTTCAATCGTAATGGACGTTGCGCTGGTATAGTCTTTAACTCTGTACCATGCTGTGTGACCATCGGCTTTGAAGCCTCTGCCTTCCATCGCTTCGGTAAAAGCGGTTCCAGCACCTGTGACTACACCTGAAGTAACTGCAATAGTTACTGTACCGGTATCTTCGTCGGTTCCGACTCGGTTTCCTGCTCCAACATCACCATAAGAATTTAAGACAAAAGTCTCCATATTCTTGGCTCTTTCGTTCGCAACCTGAGTTACGATTGTTGGGTGTGGGTTCTTAACATAAGATAACCACTTTGCTAATGTTTTCTCTTTCCAATAGAAAGACTTATACTGATCAATGACTAACTGAGCGTTGTTCTCGGTTAGAGCATCTGCAGTAAGAGCTGAGTTTGCGTAGGTTTTCTCTGAAAGTTCATCGAAGTCTAAAATGTTGATTTTTGAACCAACACCATTGATCTCACCTTCATAGTCCCTATTCACAATAACATCTGTCAAGTCTTGGTCATACAAGTGTTGCATGATTTTGCTTGAAAATGCCTCGGCTAGTTTTGTGCCGTATGCTGACATAGTTTAATGAAATTGATAAAGTGAAGTCTTTACCGTTCCATTAAGGAGTTGGGAGATTTCTAAGTTAATATTATTGAACAAAGTTAGTGGATGTCAAGTGGGAACTTAATGGGGGAGATTATACGCTTATGTCAATCAAGTTGGAGTTAAGTTTTCGCTTATATTCAGCATAGTCACTTGCCTTTAGGACCCTTGCTTCTTCAAGTGAGATTTTGTTACTCTTTGGTATTGGTTTTGAATTAGGACCACCGGATCCTTTTTGGAACTGTCTACCCTTATTCGCCTTCTTATTAGATGAGTTCTCATGTAAAAAAGCTGATACTAAAATATTTAAAGGTACGCTATTGTGTTCATCTTTTGTAGCAAACTGGATGAAAGAATTTGTCTTACCTTCTAATTTAGGATTATCTATTAATGTTTGGGGATCATTAATAAACCCTCCAACCTTCTCACCCCATTTATCAATTTTACTTGCTTGTTCTTTAGCTTGCGCAATAGCAATTCTCCACCTTTTACCTGTTAAGGTTTCTTTAGCCATTTTCTTTTCCGTATCACTCATTAATTCATAATCATCCTCACCATATTCCTTTTTAACTTCATCTTCCGTTGGTTCCGGGATATCTTCAGCATCAGCCAGAGCCTTAGTCATTGTTCGGTTCTTGGCTAGAATCTTTTGATTCTCTCTTGCGGAGGCTGATAGTTTCTTTTTTAAATCTACTTTGGGTTTGTCCTTTACATCAGCTTCTGGGTCGGGAACTTTGGGATCATCTTCCTTTACCTCTATCTTTTCTTTATCAAGATTTTCCTGTACTTCTTTTTCTAGTTTATCCTCTTTAGTTTCAATCTTTTGTTTTTTACCTTCTTCCAGGGCTTCTTCTTCAATAGCTTTTAATTCTTCTGACGTCTGTCTTTTATTTTTTGGCATTTTTCTTTTTTACCGTTGCTTTCGCAGTTTGGTTTAGAATAATTTTATAATCTGATAATTGTGATGGTTTCAAATAATCGCGCCTGGCTCTTAAAAAGGCCTTCTCCGGCTCTGTTAGTTCCTCTATGCGCTTCCTAAAAATTGCTACAAGCATATTTTCTGATCTTATGTCCATTGAATTCTTTGGTCTTTCTATCATTTGTTGTTTAGGGGTTGGTTGTTTAGCGTAGGGTGTGTTATCCATTAAAATAATAATATGTTAATAATACCCATATGTCAAGTTCTCGGTAACATACCTTCTATCATCTCCTCTAGCCTTTCTTTGGCCTTTTCAGGAGAAACCAGGTACGCTTCCCACAATAAATAGTTCTGAAGCCTTGCTTTAAGTAGTATTACTTTTCGATTAAAAACTCTAAATATAAATATCCATTTGAACTCCGGCTCTTTTATCAGCTCTCTTTCAACCGACTCTCGCATATGAACTATATATTTATTGAGACTGACTTGATCAATCTGAGACTTTTGAACATCTTTCAACATCTTACCGTATGTCTCTTTCTCGATACTATTTAGGGTGTCTATCCTTATTCCAAACTTTTCTTCAATCCTTGAAGTGATACTCATGGTTATATTGTAGCAGGTATTTGGGGTGCCGGTTGGTTGGGTTGGGGTTGGTTGGGTGGAACCTGGCCTTGTATGTTTTGTTGATTAAGTATATTACCTTTAGTTTTCTCGAAGTCCATTACATCAGTTATTTCATCCGGTTCAAGATCTGCAAACTCTAACAGTTTTCTTTGGTAAATTTCTTTTAGTTTAGGATTGTCTTGCATGTTTAACCAGACTGCATTTAGTTTATTAATTGCATCGGTTTCATTAGCCTTCTTCTCGTCTTGATTCCATACTCTAACCCTATATCCTGATTCAGCCATCCAATCTTTAGGTGCAACCTCTCTCTCATGGATATCATCTGTGTTTCTACCCTTCTTGAATAGTTTAACTGCATCAATCTTATCTGGGGCCGCTTCAATTAGTTTAAGGAACTTCTTGGCTCTTTGCTCCCATGCTTTGGTATAGAACTTGCTTATACCTTGAGTCCTTGCCTTAGCCTCACCCTGTGCCAGTTCTACCTCACCTAGCGTAACTTGTCTTTCTGTTTGTACCCCTTGCTGAGTTGCGGTGGCACCAGTAGCCTTCTCCGTCAAGCCCTGTAGGTATTCCATATCTGCTATCGAGTCTCCTAGTTCTGGTATTTCTACTGTTTTAAGCACGTCATTTGGGTTACCTGGAACAGGGTACCAACCCCAAGGGACCGGATTAAAGGTGGATGGAGAAAAGCCTTCTTCTGCTAAAGATGAATCATAATAATGCATGTTGAAATTCCTCATTGTTCGGTTCTCTACCTTTTGAGACAACCAAGTATTAAGGATCTGGTTAGGTACTCTAATTATGTCTGCAACTCCATCAGTCCAAAAGTCTTGCTTGTCTACATCATCACCCCATGTATTGTAGCGATAGTGGCTTCTCCAAAAGTTATCTTCTGTGACTCCAATCATTTCTTCTTGTGGTTTTCTCATCAAAATTTGCTGATCCTCTGCCTCTACATATACTATGATCTGTTCACCCTCTCCATCCTCATCGGCTCTAACTACATAGTGAATTGATAACTCTACATAAGTTTCACCCAATAGCGGATCCTCCATGTCTGTCACCCCCAAATCTGATAGCTTCTGGTTCTTTTGTTGTAATGAGTTTTCATTATCTAAAGCCTTTACTATTCCAAGTTGTGTTTCAAAAAATGTCTTTAATTCAGCTATACCATCCTTATTATAATCTTCATTTCGTTCTAGCTCACTTAAGGGTACAAATATATGGGTGTGGATCAAGAATCGTGAGGAATCAATATCATAAGGATTCATAAACCGGTCAACCAATATATCTTCTGGATCCTCAATATCAAATATGATCTTTCCGTCCTCTATCTGCCATGAGTCAAAGGTTCTACCAAAGAAGAAGTCTTGCTTTTTGTCTACTATGTCCTGAATCGGCGCGTTATTATCATCAAGTGTTAGTTTCCAAAATTCATTCAAAAATATCTCTTTCTCTTTATCGTTATCTAAATTCTCAAACACTACCACCGGCATATCATCAATATCCTTAAGCAATGTTCTTAATTGAGTTTTCATTAAAGGTACATTTACAGTCTGTCTTTGGGTTAGCCTGTTTACTTGGACCTCATCACGATATAGTTCATAGTTCTCACGCCAATGCTTCTCACGTCTTTCGCGATAGTTAAACCCAGTAGTCTTGTTGTTTACCAACATGTCTAGTTCGAGGTTGTTTAATTCTTCCATAGTTTAAGATTAAACAATAATGTTAGTTGTTGGCAAGTCATTGCTAAACACTCAAATAGTGGTGCGTATAAACACAATCCCCATGAAAAAAAAGGATCGTTGCTGGGAAGGAGGCCCCAATGCCTATACGCGGGTTACTAAGAAGATGGTTCTTTTCACCCATCCACTATTTCAATGTTCAACCAATTCCTTCCATAAATGGCAATATACCACCAGCTTCAGGTGTTTGAAAGGTTAACTGTTTTTTATAACTAACTGCAAAACATCTAAAAGCATCTGCGGCATGAGAGGACCAATCATGTAATGGGTTTTTTCTATAAACCATGTTCTTATCATCCCATTCATGTTTATAGTTCTTAAGTGCCTGGACCCCCCTATTGCACTTACCCTTATCAAACCAGCACCTATTTAAAATCGATCTGACTGCGTTGATACCATCCTCTATCAGTAGTTTTGGAGCTACCTTAAAGTTGATCCCTAATTTCTTGGCCATTTCTCGTCTGCTCTTGCCGGTGGCTAATTCCCTAACCTCTATGTCATGTGGCGCCCAATGATCTCCATAGTTATATTTCTTTTCTTGTAATACGTTTGCATAATGGGCCAGACCCTCACCGGACCCTTCGTGATAGTCAATAAGTCTTAACTCTTGCCCTGCTACCTGTAAAAACCAAATTGTCATTGAATCATCAATACCTAAATCCCAATAAGTATGGACTGGTAGTCCTACTTCATAAGGTACATTACTAATCCTACCATCCTCCTCGGCTTGCCTTATTCCAACACCATAATAGGAGCCAATCACAGGACTATCAAATGAACAATAATATTCCTGTTCTATATAGGCCAGGGCTTCCGGCCTCCCCCTACCATTCGCTTCAAACCTTTTAATGGTATCTTCTTTGATCTCATCCATCTGTTCTTTGGAAAAAATACCGGTATCTTCTACGGTAAGTATCTGCACAAACCATTTTGGATGGTCTTTAGCGTACTCATACAGCGCTCTAGCATGGTTGTCACCCTTTGGAGTGGTGTTAAAAACAGCAATTCCATTGTTTTCTCTTAAGATAGGCTCTACAACGTCCCATGTGTAAGGATCGTGATCAGCCCATTCTGAAAACATGAATAGCTTAGGGTTTCCACCCCTCAAGCTGTCTGGCCTGTTCGCCCCAGCCACTTGAAACAATGATGGTACGTCGGTCCCATTTTTAACTTTCAACAACATGCGTGTCTCGTTAGCATCGCCTTCTCTAATCTCGCGGGGTATATGATCAATAAACTTAAAACCATCTTTATCTATTGCTTCCCATAAATTACTTCTACCCATTACTGTTGTTGGATATACATACTTAACCTGACAAGAATCCTTAATCAGCCGCCGGGGAGCTATGTCTGCCATATTGGTCTTATCTTTACCAGATCGCCTATGCCATATTTGATAGAAGAACCTCTTATCAGTCTCTCCACTCATCGCCTTCTCAACCTCTCTAAGAAAAGGAACCTGGTAGTCTCTTGCTACAAACTTATGTGGAATGATGATATCGAAATCATTTCTTATCATCCTTCTTTTTCTTCTTTGGTTTTGCTCTTGGCTCAACAGGTTTGTAACTCACCACTCCCAATATTAAGTTTTGACCACCAGAAGTAAAGTCCTGTTTTTCTATTGGAGACACCCCCAACATCTTCAATTTGCTTTCCCACATTTTCCACTCATCCTTGCCGGCCTTCTCCATTCCCTCCATCGCCTTCTCAATTCCATCTCTAATTGCCTTCTGAGCAAGTGGTAGCTTCTTCCATGCAGTGATAGTAGTCGTATCTATATTAAGTGCTTCGGCCACTTGAACCCAATGAGCTATTGTATCTCCTCTAATTAATTCCAAAAAAGCATCAAATTCTGCCTTTTTATAGGGATTCTTTGAGATTTGTTTCTTCTTTTCTTTCGCCATATTTAAATAGTTCTTAATAATACATACCTTGTCTTGTTTGAAGTTCCTTCTGCCCGTCTCAAATAACCCAACCTAACCAACCCATCCAAATTATGTGCTATGGTTGCTTTTTTCTTTCCCTTCCTTATCATTTCTTCCATTATATTTTTTCGTGGGACTGGTTCCTTTTCCGTAGAGGCCCAATATTTAACATACCTAATTATTGTCTGTTGTACTAAATTAATCTCATACAAATTGGTGTAGACAGTTTTCATTCGTTACCATAAGTCTACCACAAAAGAAGAATTAATTTTACCTACTTTAGAAGGGTATGTCGTCTTTAAGTACCGGGGAGGGAGGAGTATCATCTGTAAATACTTCCTCTCCCTCCTGTGCTACCCCCACCTGCCCGGATAAGGGTTTACCAGTAACTCTGTCCACCTCCTTCGTACTAATAAAGCCTTCAAAGGTGTCTTCTATTGTTTGTACACCTGACTTAATAGTATTTAGAAGATCTAGGTCATTGATGAGTTGAATCTTACCCTCCTCATCTTTTACTAACTCGTAATTAGCTATGTGCCACACCTTACCATCCCCCTCTTTTTTTTCTACAGTCATTTTTATTTCCAGACCCATCATTGGAACGGATTTGGTTAAAGGTTTTATTTTTTTAGCAAAGTCCCAAAAAGCCGAACATCTTGTGCTTGTAGAAAAGAAAATAAATGGTTGAAGATTCTCCAGTATCATTCCGCCCAACAACTGATTATAGTTAGCAAGTTTGTCTCCTGGTTTGGGGTCCTCATTCTTTGTATAAAATCCTCTAGACACTGTCATTAAACTAATCCCCAGCTCCTCAAAACTCTGTTTGGTTGGCTTGTAATAAAATTGACCTATTGGAGATCTGTTACCGGCTTGATCCAAATTCTTAATTGACCCATTCTCTGTAATTTTAAGTAGGGGTAAAGATTCACCACCCAAGTTCTCCGTTCCTAACTCTGCATTTTCTTTATAGAAGCCGGCAACATCGGTGCTTAAGTTTATATCTGAAAAGATCTCTGCAAGCTCCTGATCTCTTGCTTTGGCTTCCACCTTTGCTTCTGTTTTAATCTTAGTAGCAGTTACTCTTAATTTCTCTAATCCTGCATTTGTACCCTTCAACTCTGTTTGTTTAGCCATCTTTTAATATATTATTAATAATTACTTTCTTACTTTGTAACCCAAGTCTCTAGCGCATTTCCTGCAAATACGAGCTTCTAGATCATTTCCCTCTGCATAATTCTCAACAGATACCGGATAACTCTCGGTGTGTCTACTGGCTTCTTTGCATACATAGCAGATTATTATTCTTTTCATTTTTCTGGGGCTACAACTTCTAATGGTTTAACATCTACTCCTGACATTAAACTTACCATTTCAATAAGAACATTGACCTCCTTGGCGGTTATTGTCTTTTTCCTTGTTAGCTGGGTGAATAATGTTGCTAACTTCTTGTCGGCTAACCAAAGTAGTGGTCTACCATATGAGTCTTTTCTGTAATATTCGATTGGCATAATTTTTATTTATTTGTAACTAACCTTAATAGTATCAACTGTTACTATCAATGTCAAGGGGTAATTTAGGCACGGATCATAAGATCTATCCACTCTTTTGCTTCATCAAAGCCTTTACAAACCCTCACCGGCACATTGGCCGATTCCAGCGCCTTAATCCATTCCTTCTGGGCCGCAGAAACTGTACCACCCTTAATCCGTTTCATCTCCATAAAGAAAACAATGTCTTTTAGGACCACACAGATATCCGGGTACCCCTTGCGCACCCCTTCCTTGACTAGTTTGGCCTTCTGGGACCATGATGTTGTGTAAGTATTGTTAGGAAGGGCGGTGAATATAACCACTTTTCCACAGCTCTTTAAGAACTCTAAATACTCGATCACTGCTACCTGCTCATCTATTTCATAAGGAATTAGTTTCATAGTAGTTTAAGATATTTCTTGTTTACTCTTAATCTCTCCTTTACTACGGCCCTCTTCTTCTCGGCTTCTACTATCTTCCACAGGTCATCTATGGCTAGTGTTATCTCGTTATCGTGTTTGTATGATAGTTCTAAACATTTACCTTCAAAGGCTTCTGGTGTTCCCCTCTCTGTAGAGTTGTGTTTAGTCAT